CGTTGCTGGATTGATTATGTTCTAAATTTAAGGCCATCTCTGCCATTTCGCCGGGAGTTCTGACTCTAATCTTTGCTGGACTAATTTGTAGTTGGTCTGCTAGTAGTTCTGTTAGCACAGCACTGGTAGTAGGATATTGTAGATCAACTTCGAACACATGAACTTCTACATTCGACTGCCCTGGAAAATCTAAGGGCATTGCTTGTATCGGTGTTTTTTTACCTTTACTAAGTTTGTTTACTGTAAAACGGTGCATAGCACTCTTCATAATTTTATCTGCAGACTCTGACAAGTCTCCACATACTTTTATAGTAAACGGATAAGTTTTTTTGCTCTCGGCAATATATTCTTGAAATGATTTCATGTGACAGTTCCTGACAGTATATTTATTTCATATTCTTAAGTTTTTCCACCAAGCTGTTTCGGTCACTGATTATGACTCCCTGCCCTTGAATTGCGTTATCTTCCGGGTTAATTTCTTGGTCTAACTTTTGTTTCTTTAATTGCAGTTCAATCATTTTAAGTTTTTTATCTAACTTAGCTGACTTGGCATCTATGGCATTTTTTAGCATAGTGCCTGCAACTTCAAATATTCTTCCGCTGTATCGTGCTTCTACGTTCATGCCTAGATCCATTAAGTCATCATAGGCATCTGTGGCTCGCTGTGCTAGATCATCTAGCTCTTTGTCTCCAATGTCGCCCAAACCCTTGACCATTGGCAGTGCTGCGGCAATCTTATCGTATTCTGATATATCACGTAGCAATGCCTGTGAATCGGCGGGCAGATTTTCTTTTTCTGCTTTCTTAATATCTTTTTTATTCTCTGGCAAATTTAGAATTTCTTCGAGTTTTTTCATAATATTACTTATCGCTTTTTGGCACTTCCGTAGAATAAATCTTGCTCGTTGAGCACTCTAAAGCGTATACCTTGTCCTTTGCACCAAGCACTGGCCGCGGCCCACTTAGCTTGATTTTTAACATACTGTATTTGATTGTTTACGTTTTTTCCTACTTTTTCTAACAGTGTTTGATTCTGTGGTTTTACTTCTATCAACTCAGTTAGTATCTTTCCGTTCTTATCTACGTATTGTATAAAGAAATCTGGAATGTAGACTGTGTTGCGATTAGATGTAGGATCTCTGTATGGAATTTGAACTGCTTCGCTGGCCCATTTTAATATGCTTTCGTTGGTATCACAAAATCGCATAAAGGCCCATTCCCAACTTGATCTATATGTAGGACTGCGATTTCCTACATATTTCTCGGGTTGAGTGGGAACAAACTTCCCCCTAGCAAATCTACTCATGGGCGTATGTTTCTAGCTTCAAAGTTGTTAGCTGAAAAAGGTATGCTGTAGCCCAGTGCGCTGGTTGCTTCTCTTTTTGTGTTTAAAACTTCTGTAACAACTCTACTCAATTGCACATCAGTTAATCCTTTAAGTGTGTCGATGACCACAAAAGGTTTAACATTTTCAAATTTAGCTTGTGTAAGAATGCTGATAGCTGTGGATTGTGCGGCGTCTTGATCAAAGCCTCGTTTCTGAAAAAACCCAACTACTGCATCTATCTCATTAGCTGCAAAACTAATTTGTTTTAAAAAATAACTGTCAAAGAATGTTTTGACTGCGGTGCTAGAATCCACAGCAGTGGTTTGTGAACTAGGTAAACTGCTCATTTAAGGTAAATTCCTTTGTTGTGCTTGTGTAGTTGTTGATTGACTATTAGCAGTTGGCACAACAATTTTATTAAGGCCGCCGGTTCTATTTTGCACAATTTCGTTAGCGGCTTGATTGATAGTGCCGGTAATTGTAGAATTAATAATAGATCTACCTTCAGTTTTTAATCCTGCTGAAGTCAAGTTTTTTGCGTTTTGATAAGTGTTAACTGCACTAATTGCTGTGGATAAAAAATCTAAAGGACTTTCTTTAAAACGTCCTGACGAGATATCGCCAAACACATCTGCTATTCCGGTTAACACACCTCCAGGTCCTAACAGTGTAGATGTTCCGCCTCCTGCAACTGACAGCGGACTTGGTGTGCGATCGTAATGATCTAATGCAAATCCTAATGGATTACCAGGTGAAACTCGACCGCTGCCAAATTTTACAGCTTCATAATCAAATGTCATTGTGCATTCTTGGGGCTGGCCAGAATTATAGTCGACCGTGTCAAACGCCCAAGATTTTACTAAAGGATTTATTAATTCATAGCTGACAAATTCCTGTCGAGCCATTTGATACACTACAATACTGTCAAAGAATGGATAAGAACTGTCATTGTCTAGTCCGTATCTATAAGGGGTGCCGCGTTCTATGGCATTTCTTTTATAACTGCCAGTAACATTGGCAGTGCTAGGAGTAGCATAATAATAGCTGTAATAATTTTGCCATAATCGGTTTATAGTGCTGTAGTTATCGTCATGGAACTTAATAGTTACTGGTTGAAAACTTTGCTTAGTCTGAACATGTTTAATTCTATTATACTGATTGACTGTGTCAGTTTGAATAGTAAAACTCGGCAAGGACACTGTTTTAACTAGTAGATTAACTTCGTTTTGATTTTGCAATATCAACGAAGGAATTTTGTAGGCTGCGGTGTTTACTTTAAGACATACATGAAATAAATGTTTGTGCTTGGGAGCCAGCCGAAACGTATCGTCGGAAAACGTTCTTGCAGCGTGTTGAAAATCACGCATTTGTCCGCCTGGATTTGTAATCCCTGATAAAAAGCCATTTAATTTATTTGCCATACAATTATTTATTCAAATAAAAAACCCAGTTTTACAAATAAAAAAAGGCTGAACGAATCAGCCTTTTTATGTAACTATAAGTTAGTTTACTGTTAACTACCAACACCAGTAGCATTAGTTCCAATAGTTCTTGTAACTGTAGAACCAACACCTGCCTGTGCGCCCTTCTGGTTAGCATTATCATATTTGATAGTCATTTGAATTGTCATAGCTTCGTTAGTGCCATAGTTCATTTCTTGGTAGTTAACGTTTTCTAAGTAGCAGCCGTATAATTCCCATTCTTCAAGAACTGTGGGTGCGTTGTTTCCGTTACCACCGTCTAACACCTGTAGTCGTGTCATAAACTTATAGTCAATACCTGCAGCGGCACTTGACATTTCAAAAAAGTCAAATTGCTTTTGCACTTGTTGACCAATTAGTTTAGAAACTTGACCTGTGGCATCGTCACGTAGTGTTGTCTGCACCGTTTGCCATGCATGACGACCAGCAACATAAATTCTTGAGTTATATGTTGGTAGTTCAATTGCTTCAAACTGTATTGTTGGTCTAGGAAAAGACACTACTTGCTTAGTAAGCTCAGTAGTGGAAGTTCCTTTTGCACCAAAGTTTTCGAATGTTACACGAAATCTGTATTTTAATTTTGGATGCAACATGCCCTGTGGCTGCGAACCATCGATGGGCACTGTAAATTTTGATAATGTTGCTGATGACATTTATATTCTCCGTCGTAGTATTTATCAATTAACCTAGAGCTGCAATTTCACCAGTATTCTTAATTCTCAATGGAATATAGATAAACTCCACTGCTTTAACTGGTTCAATTGCAATATCTACGTGTAATTCATTACGATCAATTCTTGCAGGAGTGTTGTTAGATTCATCACATACTACTAAGAAGTCGTATAAAGCACGTTGTCCTACTAGTTCTAACATTAGACTTTCGCAGGCATTCTTAATTTCATCTCTTGTCAACTTGTCATTAGGCTCAAACAAGTATGGCTTAGCTAATTGATTTAATTGTCTACGTAGGTATACAATCAATCGTGCTACGTTAATTCTATCTAATGCGCTGGCGTTTCTAGCACGGGTATATTGACCGTATGCTACTAAGCCAGAACCTGATAAGAATGTAATTGGGTTGGTCTTAATGCTAGCCATTGTATCACGCTGGCCTTCATTTAGAGCAACTGTTTTAAATTCGCCTTCACCGTCGACATAACCGACTGCTGTTGCGTTAGTAATGCCACCGCGTCGTGTGCCAGCTGGAGCAAACCAAGGATAAGCAACTTGGTCATTTAATGCAAAAGTGCGTAGCATCATGTGACTTGGAGGAACAACAACG